CCCTCGACGAGCGGAAGTTCGATCCGACGCAGCCGAGGGTCAGCCACGGGGAGCACGGCGGCGAGTGGACCCTGACAGGACTCGTCCGTGACCTGCTCAACCTCGGCGACCGCATGGACGACATGGAGCCGGGCGAGAAGCTGCTCGGCTCGGACAAGCTGAAGGCGGATCACGGAACCATTCGGGTGGCGGTGACCGACCGGGGCCTACGGCTGGGGATCGGCGGATACAACTTCGGTGGCCGAGACGATGACGCGGGTCCGTGGCGTGCCGGGCCTGACCGGACGGCAGACCTCAACGCGCAGCGCGCTCCCCTGCGGGCCGAGAAACTTGCGCTGGAGTCCGCCCCGGATACACCAGAGAACAACCGCCGCTTCGACGAGCTCGACGGCCTCGACCTCGCCGAGGTCTACCCGGCCGGATACACGGCGAAGCTGGATCGTCGCGCGGTGGACCAACTGCGCTCGACCCTCGCCGATGCCCTCGCTCGCGGCTCTGAGGTGGAGCGCCTCCTCGAGCGCCAGGACATGCTGCGCGCGATGCATGACAGGAAGTGGACCGACGCCGAAGAGGCGGAGTGGGATGCCATCGAGGCTCGTCTTGCGGCGCTGTCCGGCGATCAGGGCTACTTCGTCCTTGGTGAGGGTTCGGTACCGGGCGAGTGGGCCGATGTCCACTACCGGGTCTACCTCGACGATGCGTCCGTGGGCATCGAGACGCGTCTCGCCGCTGTTCCGCACGGGTCCGGGCTGACGCTCGACGACATCCTCGGCAACGAGACGGGCGCGAGTCTCGACACGGTGGACGCGCGCAAGTTCCTGCGCCTGCTCGACAAGGCGACCATCGGCGCCGGCGAGGTAACGAGAGGAGCGGCGATGAGGGCTTCCGACGCCGCGCGGGCGATTCTCGAACTGCGCATGTTCAACGAGGCCGACCATCCCCGCGGCGAGAAGGGCACCACCACCGGCGGGCGGTTCGTCACCTCCCAGGGGCCGAAGACCCCCACCAAGACTGCGAAGACGCCGACCCCGGCGAAGACACCAGCCAAGGGCGCTCCCGCCGCGAAGAAGACGCAACCGAAGGCAGCGCCCAGCCAGCATCTCGACGACGGGTCCATGTCGTACGACCCGAAGTCGAACCGGGGCACCGGCTACGGCGTCAAGGGCGGCGACTCCCGGGTCAAGGGACTTCAGGAGGCCCTGAACCGGCTCGGGCTCACCGACGACAGAGGCAAAGCCCTGTCGGTGGACGGGAAACTCGGCCCACTCACCACGGCGGCGATCAAGGCCGCCCAGAGGCGTCTCGGGGTCACGGCCGACGGGAAGGTCACCCCCGCCCTGCTGGCCAAACTCACCGCAGCCAAGTCCCTGCTCGGCAGGCACAAGGTGTGCCGTTCGGAGGAACACATGGGCGAGGAACGCGAACGGACCATGCCTGAGGTGTGTGTGCGGGCGTTCGACTTCGAGACGAAGGACATCTCCCGCGACGGCCGCACCCTCGAAGGCTACGTGGCCGTGTTCGGGTCGGTGGCCCGCATCCCCGACGCCAAGGGCGACTTCGACGAGGAGATCCACCGCGGCGCGTTCGACCGCTCTCTGACCCGCGGTCTGCCGGTGATGCAGTTCGAACACGGCCGCGACCCACGGGTCGGCGCTCTGCCGATCGGTGTGTACGAGGTGTTCGAACCGGACCACAAGGGCTACTTCGTCCGGGGACGTCTGTTGGACGACCCGGTGGTGGAGCCGATCCGCAAGGCGATCGAGGCCAAGGCCATCAAGGGCATGTCGTGGCGGATGCAGGTCCCGGAGAAGGGCCAGAAGTGGACCCGCCGCGGCGGCTACGACAAACGCGACGTCATCGACGCCGACGTCCCCGAAGCCGGACCGGTCGTGTTCCCGGCCTACTCGGCCACCTCCGTCGGTGTCCGGTCCCTCCTCGCGGCGATGGACGACGACGAGATCCGACACCTGGTCCGTGAGCTCGCAGCCCACCTCGGGCTCGCCACGGACCTCACGGACCTCACCGGGCGACCCGATGCACGGAGCACGGGTGGCGGTGATTTCGACGCTGCAACGCAGGAGCGGAGGGCGTCAACCCCGGCACAACCCCACCTTCGCCAGCGCCTCGACCAGGGCGCACTCCAACTCAGAGGAATCCTGACGTGACCGACATCGAAATCATGACCGAGCTGCGCGGCAAGTCCGCCGACAGCATCGGCAAGGACACCCCCGACGAACTGCGGGGCAAGACCCCCGACGAACTGCAGCGGTTCGTGGAGGTCCTCGACGCCCACCTGCGCACCATCCACCAGGACGAGGACACCGGCGAGCTGCGCGACAAGTCCCCCGCCGAGCAGACCGCGTTCGACTACGGCCTGCGGGTGCGGGACATCGCGATCAACAAGATCGAGGAGCACCGGGCGGTGCAGGAGGTGTTCCGCCGCCGGCCCAAGGCCGTCGAGGCCGCCATGTTCAACGCCGGCAACCGCGACGACGCCTTCGGCGACGTCCGCCGCCTCACCACCTCCGAGGCCCGCGACCGGGCCCTGCGGGTCCTCGACGACCGCAACGCCTCGATGCACCTGCGCGCCGACGAGAAGGACGAGGTCGAACGGCAGGTCCGTTCGTCGTCCGACATCGCCCGCCGGATCCTGGTCACCGAGACCGAGGACTACCGCACCGCGTGGCTGAAGATGGTCACCCGGCCCAACGGCGGCATGTTCCTGTCCGAGGACGAACGCCACGCGATGCAGGCCTTCGACGAGTACCGCACCATGTCGGAGGGCACCAACTCGGCCGGCGGGTTCGGCATCCCCGTCTTCATCGACCCGTCGATCATCATGACGGCGCAGGGCAGCGACAACCCGTTCCTGCGGATCGCCCGGCAGGTCGACGTCAACACCAACGCCTGGAAGGGCGTCTCGTCGGCCGGCGTGTCCTGGAGCTTCGACACGGAGAACGTCGAGGTGTCCGACGACTCCCCGACGCTCGCCCAGCCCGTCGTGACGGTCTTCATGGCCCGCGGCTTCATCCCCTACTCGATCGAGGTGGGTCAGGACTACCCCTCGTTCGCGTCGGAGATGTCCACCCTGCTCGCCGAAGGCTACGACGAGCTGCTGGTCGACAAGTTCACCCGCGGCACCGGTACGGGTGAGCCCCAGGGCGTGCTGACGATCCTGTCCGCCACCGCCGGCAACCGGGTCGGCGTCCAGACCTCCGGCGTCAACTTCGGCCCCGACGACCCCTACCGGGTGTGGAAGGCCCTGGGGCAGCGGTTCCGTCGCAAGGCGTCGTGGCTCATGTCCGTCGACGTCAACAACAAGATCCGGCAGATCGCCACGGCGAACGTGTTCCACGCGTTCACCGAGAACCTGCCCGCCGAGTGGGCGGACCAGCTGTTCGGCAAGCAGACCTACGAATCGCCGTACATGCCGGACACCACCACGTCCACGTCGGCCAACTCCGGCCTCGCTGTTGTGGGGGACTTCAAGAACTACGTCATCGCCAGGCGCGGAGGCATGTCGGTGGAATTGATCCCCCACCTCTTTTCCACGACAACCAACCTCCCCTCGGGCACGCGGGGATGGTTTGCCTATGCGAGAATCGGTGGCGGCGTGGCGAACACGAGCGGCTTCCGTTTGCTGGTGAACACCGCGTAGACTACGACAACAAGGGACGCCGGGGAGCGCGAACTCCCCGGCGTCAGCCGGAATCACCTATCTCGGAGGTGCCCGACATGGCATACGCTAGTACCTGCTCCGTCGACGGCTGCGAGAAGCAGGCCTCGAAAATGGGGCTCTGTCACGCCCACTACCGCAGACACCGACTCGGCCAGCCGCTGGACGTACCGGTCCGCAGCTGGAGTTCGGCCGAGCTTCCTTGCTCCGTTGATGGCTGTCTCAAGGTGGCGCAGACGCGGGGAATGTGTCCCGCTCACTATCAGAGGTCGCGCAGGGGCGAGGCGCTGGAAGTGCCGCTGCGGGCGCGCCGCAGTGGCGATGCGCTCTGCGAACTGGAGGGCTGCACCCGTCCGCATCGTGCCGGCGGCTTGTGCTCGATGCACTGGCAGCGGCAGTTCAGGACGGGCGTCGTCGGCGCCGCCGCCCCTCTACTCGCGGCCGCCGGAACCGGATACATCAACCCAGACGGCTACCGTGTCTTCCGGATCAACGGGACCACGGTGCAGGAGCACCGGATCGTGATGGAGAAGATCCTCGGGCGACCCCTTGAGGCGTTCGAGACCGTCCATCACCGTAATGGTCTGCGGGCTGACAACCGGCCGGAGAACCTCGAACTGTGGGTTGTTCCTCAACCCTACGGCCAGCGCGCGGAGGACCTTGTCGCGTGGGTCGTCGAGCATTACCGCGATCTGGTGGTCGCCGCACTCGCCTGATCCACCCTCCCAGCGAAAGCCCCGGACGTGCCTCCCGTCCGGGGCTTTCGCACACCCGAGAAAGGCCACCATCCAATGATCGAAGTGGTGTACGCGATGGGTTCGAACTTCGTGAACCTGCCCGGCGGGGGTCGGGTGAAGGTGCAGAAGGGTACCCACTGGCCGGCGGACGACCCAGCGGTGCGGGCGATGCCGGAGCTGTTCTCGTCGGATCCGCGGTGGGGGCTGTGGTACTCGAAGGAGCCGGAGGGCTACGACGCCCCGATCGAGATGGCCACA